ATCGTGTCCGTCCCGCGATGTTTCGTCCCTCCTCCGCCAGTGATCCCGTCCTCCCCGCCAGTGATCGTGCCCTCCCCGCCAGTGATCGTGTCCTGCCCGCCAGTGATCGTGTCCTGCCCGCCAGTGATCGTGTCCTCACCGGCAGTGGGGCCGGGGGGTGGGCCTAGCCACTCATTGAACGGTGGAGGGTTCTTACTAACGCGTATTTCTACCTTATCGCCCTCTGACCAACTGTACATGTACACAGTTTTACCAGTGGTAGGGTCGTACGTTACTTTGTACCCAATAGTGGTTCCGTTGGCATCAAGCTTGGTTACGATAGCGCTAAAGCCCGGGATTGGAGCCCCGTTTTCGTCAACGTCGCCATCGTAAAATATGTTGGACACTTTCGAGCCTTCAGGAGCTCCATTCTTCTCAATCAACGCGTTGATTTTGTCCGAAGCCGTCAGGAAGTTAGCATCGCCTTGGTTAGCTGCGCCTATTTGGGCATATTGTTTTTGCGTTCCACCGCTCGTGCCTTGATCGCCTGTGCCTGCAGTTTGCTCACCACCAGCCATTGTGGTGTCCGTCGGCTTCCATGCGGCGGCATCAGCAACAAACTGGGCGCGCACATCGTCTTCCGACATGCCCATGTAGTCTGCCAGTTCTGTAGCAGTGGGAGGTCGTTTGTACACGCTTTCAAAAATTAATGCAGCTTCAGTAGGGTCAGTGTGCGCAAAGTCATACGCGTCTGTGAGCGCCGTCTGTACATCAGCCTCTGGCTTGCCAAGATAAGCTGCGAGGTCATTAGCCGTTGGCTCTGTGTCTGGGCCATACACGGACTTCCAAATAGCCGTGGCTTCATCTGCATCCGTATAACTAAGGTCAGCGGCTCTTTGATCAGCAGTAAAATTTTCTAAATTACCGCCATACTCTTGATACTTTGCATAGTCTGGGAAGCCAGCATCCGTAGCTTTTGCTTCCTCAACTGCGCCAACATAATCAGTCGTGTCTGATTTAATAATCTTGCCCATGTCTTCAGCAGTGGGTTCTTTGCCGTACAACTCTTTGTACTTGTCTGAAGCCTTTTGATAGTCTTGTAACTTTTCAGAAATTAAAGCAGTATTTTCATATTCTGTTTTATTAAAATTATCTAACGCAGTATCAAGCGCTGGCTGGTAAGTGTTGTCAAGGTCTGATTTTAAAGTGTCATAAGCTGTTTTAGCTGACGTAAAGTCAGCATTTAAACTATCAATTGTAGGCTTTGCTGTAGCGTAATCTGCATTAAATTTTTCAATTAAGCCGTTGGCCGTTTCAGCGGCAGAATTTGCGCTATTAAGCAATGAACTTCTGCTTGGGGCCATGTATCCGTTGTCGTCCAACCAAATTGGTTTAGAGCCTCGTTGCCTAAAGTCACCTAAATCGTCTTCTTCCTCATAGGATTTATTATATACAGTATAGTAATTATCATACTTATTTTTGTAATCGTTATAAGTATCAATTGCTTTTTGCGCCGCATCTTGTTGTGTTTGTAACGGGCTAATTGTGTCTTCGTAATCTTTAGCAATAGATTGCTGACGAAGTATGTTGGCGTTAATATTGTCTTGCGTAGTAGAAACGTCTGATGCTGCGTTCTTAAAAGCAGTTCCAGCATCTTTAAGCGCATTCTTTATGTCTGGCCCAACGGTCTTAATAAAAGAATCTATCAGTGAGCTTCCAAAAGCCTGACTTGCATTGCCACCAAGAACAGACGTTGCAATAGCGCTACTTGTCGCACGCGAAAGCGCTGCTCCAGAAGCGGTAGAAGACAAATTGCTAAAACCCGGAATGCTGTCAGTTACTTTATCTACTGCAAGCCCAACACCCCCACTTAACGTAGCTGTTAATCCAGATTTCAACATGGCATCAATTGGGTTTTTGCCTTGAAGAAATGCCGATGTTCCGCTTGTAAGCGCTGCTGAAGATGCATTTCCAAGCACCGTAGCCATTGCATTTGCTGTGGTTGGGCTTACCCCCCCGCTTGAAATTAAATTTTGAGCCACATTGGCTGAAACTGTTTTTGAAACTTGTTGCCCAACAGTTCCACCTACATACGAAGTGATGCCACCCAACACTGCGTTTTTAAGAACGTCCTCTGGCTTATCACCCTTCAATACAGAAAAAGTAGCGCCGATGGTTGCCGCACCAATTGCCGTGGCTGTCGTTGTGGTAACCGCACCTATACCAATAAAAGATGCTATAGAAGTGCCAATACTTGCCGCATAAAGATAGGTAGCCGCCGCTGGAACAAAAATGAAAAACGCCATGCTATTTCACCCCAATGGCTTATTGGTTGAGTCAATCAGACCAACCTCTTCATATGTTTTGGCGGTGTGAAAATCAGTGATGTCGTCTAAGTTCTCTTCTCCTACTTGTTTGGTCATTAGTACGTTAAGCCACACACAGTCTTCCAGCACATAGCCAACACGCTTGACGTTTGGCTCTGATACATAAACGCATGGGGCTTCAACAACCCTGCGCCCATTCTCAGAGACAACAGCCAGCTTGCCTTTGAGCAAAACATTGATCACAGGATGCTTGTGAATCCTGCCGACAACAATCGCACCCTTGGCTAAGGTCATTTCTCGGCCATACATAGCGCAACCAAACTCATCATGCAATTGCGTGAAGTGGTGCTTATAGCTGTACTCAGCAGGAGTTAAATTACCCGCATCAAAAGCCTTGATGTACTCGCTTTGAAACTCATTGATCTTCTCACGCGCTTGTACTTTTAAAGGGTGATTTTTGTGGAGCAGCGAAGCATCTGGAGCGGACGCCTCCAAGTCTTCAAATTCGGCAAGGTCTAAATCTCGGAGGTCGAGCAGCATTTCATACCTCTATGAAAAAAGAGATGTATGGCTTTCCGTCTGGGCCTTTTATCTTTTCTTGTTTGAACTTGTACTCTTGGAGTATTTTTTCAAACACTTGTTTCTTGTTTAGCGGCATATAGGTATACAAAACTTTTACGTCCGCATTTTTTAATATTGCTATCAAAGGGTCTAGCTGCTTGTCCAACTCTTTGAGCTTGGCGCTTTCAGACAATCCTTTGCCAATCATGGCGTGCATCTCAACCATGTGTGGGCCTGATACGGTGATCAAGAACACAATCTTGCCGAGGTGGATGAGCTTGCAACCCGGCTCCTGAACCTTTTGGCCCATGTAATTAACCATTGCAGCAGCTTTTTTCCCGCTGTGGGTCTGTTCCATGAAGTGGTCATACATGATCTGCACAACTTCATTTGGTTTTTCGGCTGTAGAGGTGTTCATAGTATTAAGGTAGTGCTGAGACAAAAGACATGGTGGCTACAACCGACTGGGTTGAAGGCTTTGTTGGCGTACCGGATGCAGCAATATGCTGGATAGTTACAGCAACATTAGGTACAGACCAGTAAATCTCAACGTAGTCGTTTGCCGCCATACTTAAAAAATAGTTCCAGCCAACAATTGTGTGTCCGTCCGTCCCTGCGTGTCTATTTGGAATAGATACAAAGCCCGTTGACCCCGTAATATCTACTCCGTTTTGTTGCAGCCAAATGTAGACATCTTGGAAAGCTGTGTCCGTGTTTTGAAACTGAGTGCTGAACTGAAGGTTGTATATTCCTTCGCTTGCCACCGTAATTTTTGAGCTTGAAATACTTACACCATTGGCAAAATCCGTGGTATTCAGCGTCATTAGCGTAGCTGTGTTTGCTACTGCGGTCTGATCTTGGTTACTGGAAAACGCCCCGTAAGGGTTGCTCAAGTACTGGCCCCCGCCTGTGGCCCCAATCAACTGGGTGAAGTTGTCCAACCGGTTGAAGTACAGCCGCAAGATGTTTAGTAGCTCATCGACCATCCGTGGGTCGTATTGAACTGTGGCGTTGGGAAGCCGTGGGGCTACTACGTTAATTTGTTGCATGGCTATCGCCGTCCATCCGGGCGGATATCAATACGGGGGCTACCCAGTTGCCACTGCGTACCTACGGTGGTTGACTCAATTTTCATGGACATCTGACGTCCACGTACCCGGATATTTAATTGGCCAGTATAAGTGTCAAGGTCGATCGGGTATGTCTGGGTAGCGACCACGGGTTGTGTACCGGTAACGCTTGTGCCGCCCACTGAGATAGGGTTGTTGTACCCTGAGCCCGAGTTTTTCAAAGGCTGCAGTTGTATGGTCAAGCTTGGGGTGGTGTTGCTTGTAGACCCACGGAACGTCAAGTCAGGCAGCATACGCCACACAAACGCAAAGTTGTGCCCGTCGTCAATATCGAACTGCGAAGTCGTGATGGATGCAGTTATGGCTGTAGCGGGTAGCGTAACGCCGTCGTCCACGCCAAGTTCATGATAAACCAGATTGTTTACAGTCGTAGCCGCTATAGGGTAGTTTCTTAACGCCGAGTCAAGCCATGCAGTACGGCTCATAGCCCCGTAATACCAGATGTCCTCAGCGTAGTTGTATATCACGTACCGGTCAATTGTGTTGCTGTTTTGGGTGCAGTAGAACCACCAGACCTCATTGAACCCCTCGTTGGTGCTGGCAAAAATTTGAGTAAACTGCGTTCGATTAATGTCGTTATAAATAAACTGCAGTAGGTCACACCGCAAGGGTTGAACTCGACCATCGTACTTGTAAAACTTGTCGTGCCCCATCCAATAGGCGGTTCCGTTTGAATACGCCGCTGCGTTAAGGCTAACAATGGAGATGTTGTCTCCCAACAGCTGTGAACCCCAATAGGCAGGAGCCCCAAGGAACTGCAAAGAGTACAGGGCTGTATCCGTAAAGACCAAAAGCTCTTGACGCGATTGCAGTACCGCTCTGATCTCCGAACCACGCGATAAGCGTACGCTACCTGCCTTAGTAGTAGCAGAAGGAGCCCATTCCACTACGCTCTCTTGGTCAGACCAGCGAATCAGCATAGGGTCGTACGTTGTGCTCAAATATTCATTGGTACCAAACACCAAAGTAAACCGGCTGGCATCAGACACTATTAAAGTACCTTGGGTCAATGGCACCCCGTTTGCCCCCGCCAAAGAAGTTACTGGTATGGCACGGATTGAAATTGTCTGGACCCCTGAGCCCGCCGTAGTCGTGTTTATAGCGACCCCGCCAGCGGTAAGTGAAAGGTTAAACGTGGTGCCGCTAAAATTTCTTACGTAATACACGGTGAACGGAGCTAAAGGCAACGGCAGTGCCCCTGTAGTCACAAACATAAGGGCCGTGTTGTTTGGTAATGGTGTCGTCGTATTGGACGTCAGGGTTACAACCGCAGAAGCCCCATTGGATATTGTTACCGTAGTAGGAGCCGCTAGTGTGGGGGCTGTAGTGGCATTCCATTCATACATAGCCCCTCTTTTAGGTCCTAGTAATAGGTTTTCTCCAAAGTTAAATTGCGTCCATAGCCGGAGTCCAGTAGCACTAACGTTTTGGCCAACCCCACCCCAACTACCTGTGCCCCATGAAGCTGAGCCCCAACCCAAAAAACTGAGGGCAATAGAGCCGCCTACAGTAAGTATATAGGTAGCAAACGCTACAGCGCCACCACCCGCCCCTGACCCAGTGGCCGTACCCGTAGCGGTGACCGTGTAGGTGGTGCCCGAAAGAATGGAGGTTACTAGGTACGACCCGTTTAGCGTAATACCATTAAACCCAACCACGCCAGAGAAAATTACAGTATCCCCAACAGCTGGGCTATACAGGATGTCAGTAACGGTTACCGTAGCTGAGGTATTGACGGTGGTAATTGGGTTTGCGCCAAGTGAACTAGTGGAGATTACAGGCGTTATATCGTAGTACTGCCCGGTCTGTTCAATGTAAAACTTGGCCTCGGTACCTACACCAACCAAATTGGCTCCGGCCAAAGTAACCCAATTCCACAAAGATCGACAAACCCCAAGAAACGTGCTGGCCGACAACTGCACCCAACCGCCAATTTTTTCAGGGGTACCTTGACGAAACCGCACTTTCTCAGACTCGTAGTAGCCGCCTTCGTTGGTGTACCGAGTGTTTTCCCGGTTAACCCCCGGCTTAAGCGCAATTTTTTTAAGTGGCATACGTTAATCCAGTAATCGACATTCCGCAGTTCTGCGTTTAACCAACCCCGGCAGGACTCGTCCGCCACCTTTTGTCCAGAGCAAAAGCTGCTCCTTTGCCTCTCCCCAATTACCTGCATTTATCTTGCGCTTGAGAGTGCTAGTCTGCAAACGGCCTGTGCCCAAATTGTAGGCGAAATCCACAAGGGCGTTGCACTTTTTCTCGTCGGTCAGTAAGACCGGGCAGTGCCGCAAAACACCGGGTAAGTAGGTGTGGTGGAGTTCGTGTAGCAATATCGTTTCAGCAATCGTTTCAGAGATCGTTTCATCTGTCAACGCTACCTTACGCCCATCAATGTAATAAGTGCTGCCATAACCAATCGTTGCAACGCCCGCAGGGCAGAGGTAGGGTTTACCCCTAAACCCCTCAAACTGTTTACACAGTGCTGCGGCAATGTCCAGCTTCATAGCCCACGCTTTGCCAATGTTCTGTCAAGGAACCAATAATTTAGCGTGCCCGACACTAACGCCGCAAAGTCGGCAGACATGATGAGTCTAAACACATCTTCTGGGGGCGCACCCGTAGACCAAGCAGTCCATGCAAACCAGATGTGGGCAAAACTCCACAGGAACAAAATCCAGTACGTTGCCACCGGGCGCACAGAGGCAGACAGGCTTGCAGCCCAACCACCAGCTTCCTTGACCATTTCGGTCTGTTGCTCAACGGCAGAGTTAAACGCATCCATGACTCCAGCGTCCACTGTGGCTTCGCGCTGCGCACCAATTTCAGCCAGCTTTTGGTTGCCGCGCAGAGTTTCCAGTTGGCACTGCTGCTCAAACATTTTTAACTCATGCTGCCGCTCATTCTTTTTGTCCATCCATTTTAGGACTTCAGGAGCAAGTCGGAATAAGCCCCCAAGCAGGGAGCCAAAGATGCCACCACCTAGTAAATCTAACATATCAGTCCTTTTTGCAGGGAGGAGTATCCTCGTCGTGGGAAAGTTTTACACCAGCCAGCAGCCCAATAAAGCCCCCGATAATTGTCTGAAATGCGGGCGAGATAAGTTTGAAGATTTCAGCATTATCCACAAGGGGGTCAAACAAGCCCGCCATCAGCACCCCGACCATTCCAACGACAACTAGGCACAAGGTAAAGCTGACCATAAGGGTCACGGCAAACGTAAGTTTTGTCTTAATAGTATTGCTCACATTAACCCCTTTTTTAACCAATACGGTACACGATGTATGTGCTGGCGGCAGTCCGGCGAATACGGAACCGCGCAGAAATACCGGTCAGCACTGTAAGAGTTCCAACAAATGTTACCCCCGTACTGACAGCCATCGTAATCGTGCCAGATGCGGTGTTAATTACTGAGAAGTCAAAGCCAAGGTCAACTCCTGACCAAGTAACCAAAGTGTTTAAAGTAGTGCCAGTAGGCATTGTCAGGATAAAGCTAGTGCCAGATGTGACCACAATTTGCGGCAAAATCTGGGCGTTGGTAAGCGTTGTGACAGCACTAATCGTGGTCGCAGGGGCCGGGGCATACTCCACCACAGCGCCCGTAAGAAATTGAACAGACGTTGCGTCCATTGCTTGTCGTACGTTAGCAGCACCATCGCTCAATACTATGTAGTTGCTGCCGGTTGCGGAGATGGGGGCAACGGAGCCGGTATAGCCGCCAATGACTACATTATTGGAGCCGGTGGTTATACTCGAACCTGAGTCATACCCAAAACAAAAGTTGTTGTTCCCAGTTGTATTTTGGAGCGCGTTCAGCCCGACAGCTACGTTAAAGTCGCCGGTTACCCCAACTTGTAGCGCCCCGGAGCCGATGGCTACGTTGTAATTGCTGATCGTTCGTAGTTGCAAGGCGTCAACACCTAACGCTGTATTATACCCCCCCGACAAGTTGGACTGCAGGGCGTTTGGCCCGATGGCTATGTTAAATTCGCCAATTGTGCATTCTTCTAGGCTCCCACTTCCAACCGCTGTATTATAACCTGCTGTATTTGCCATCAGCGCTTGTGCGCCTACAGCAGTATTAGAGGGTCCAGTATTTGCAAACAATGCTTTATAACCTAGTGCAGTATTGTAAGCTTCAGAGGTATTAGCCCGTAAAGCTAACGTTCCTACAGCAGTATTATAATCGCCATCAATATTATTATATAATGCTTCGTACCCTACCGCTGTATTATACCCTCCAATTTCGTTTAGGGCTGCTGCCGCAGTACCAACTGCCGTATTTTGTGAGCCGGTGGAATTCCAACGTAGTGCTGCCGTTCCAACTGCCGTTAGGCCGCTAGCAATGTTGGCCGTTAACGCTCTAGTGCCTACAGCCGTATTGTCTGATCCGGTTGAAGTAGTTAACGCCCACTGCCCCACGGCAGTATTATCCTCACCAATAACATTCAATGTTAATGCCTCGAACCCAATTGCCGTATTATTTGCTCCCGTAGTATTTACATTTAATGCAGAAACGCCATAGGCGGTGTTTGTACTTACCAAGCCTCCACCAAGACCTACGACTAAACCTTCAATGGTAGTGTCGTTACCCGTAATCGTGGGGCTTGTAGCCCTAACCACCAAACCTGTGCCTGTCCCAGAACTCCATGTTGGGGCCGCTGCGCCTGCGCTAATTAAAACTTGACCTGAAGTACCCGCAGCGGAGTATGCGTGCGCAGAACCTGTGCCATAACCTACGCCGCCATTTGTAGCAGTAGCAGTAGAGTTGGTTCCGCCGTTGGCAATAGGAAGTACGCCCGTCATTGTGGTAATGACTGTCGAAACAATTTTTACGTAGTCAGTACCATTCCAAGCAACAATTGCTTTCTCGCCGTCAACCAAGGTAACGCCGGTAGTGGGTGTTACGCCACGCACTGTGAGTAAAAATCCGCCTGTAGCTGCACTGTTGTTAATGGTGTACTGCTTACTGGAGATCGGTAAGTTCAGATTACGCGCCGCAGTCTTAGCCCCTGAAATGTTTAGAATTGCATATTGCGCCGTGGTTGACGTAATGGCTGTAGACGCGCTTGTGCCTTCAGTTTTTGTCAGGGTAACATCTGTTGTGGTGATTGCAATGTTTAAGCCGCCAGCAATGGCGATGTCCAAGTAGGCCGTCAGGCCGTTGTCTACAACATCACCCCAAGTACCAGATTCGGTACCCGTAGTGATAATTGGCAAACTTAATAGAGCGGTAGGTGTAATTGTCATGGCGTGCCTTTATGACTGAATAATGTTAGCCCATGCGGGATTTTGGGTGGTTGGTATAAGGTACCAGCCGGGGTATAGATCGCCAACTGCCCCGGTAGCTTGTACACCCGTTAATGCAGTTGGAACTATGTTTGAGCTTACCGTACCCACTGCTCCTGTACCAGATACGCTTGATAGGGCTATAGAAAACCTCCAGCCGGTATTATTGCCTAGGTTGACGTTGCCCAAGGTATTTGACGCATTCCAAACCGCGCCCCCTGTAGCATTAGAGTCTTGAATGCTAATGTTGGTTGCGTTAACGGTGCCGCTTGCTTGACTGATAGTTGCTTGTGATCCGGGCGTTGTGGCTTGCAAAGATTTGATGGTTGCGCTCGTAGCCACAAATGTGCCAACGGTATTGGTTGTGCCGGACTTGAGTTGCAGGGTTCCATTGGTCATAGTCAAGGCTCTGGTAGAGCCTAACGTCAAAGCATCTTGGCAAGCAAAAGTCCCGCCTATACCGTCAAACGTAATTGGGAAATCTATTGTTTTGCCATTTGAAGTAATGGTTTTTGTGCCGCTAGTTGATGCAAATGTAAGGGTTTGAGTGCTAGATGTAGAAAAAACACTAGCCCCCAACGTAAAATTACCAAAACAACGTGGAGTATTTGCGGTGTTAACTATGCCATTAAAACTTGTAAAATCAATGTTTCTATACCCACCTAATGTACCTTGAATAGTTACTGTATCAGTGGCGTTGTTTAAGAACTCGACACTAATAGACTGGGCTTCAGGCACGGGCCACATGAGAATATTTCTGCTACCTGTACCACCAGAATAGGTAAATTGCACAAGTGGATTAGTACCTGTAACTGACATATTTGTTGATGCGGAACCTGCAAACGTTGAGCCGCTGTTTCCGCTTAAAGCTAATTTTCCTGTTGAACCAAAAGCAAGAGTTCTAACATTACTGTTGCTGGAACTAAAATTTGTACCAGTTGCAGTGTAGCCATTAAGGTCAAGAGTGCCATTGGTTAGTGTTATAGCGCCGCCGGTTCCAAAAGCGTCTTGTAGCTGCCATGATCCACCAACACCATTAAAAGTAGTGTTGCTCGTGCCAAAAGCTTTGCCGTTAGAAGTTATTGTCTTTGCTGAAGTGGCTGAAAAAGTAACAACTCCTGAACTAGTAGTAGTTGCAGCCATACCAGAACCAAAAGTCCAACTACCATAAATAATTTGGTTTTGAGCAATGTTAAGGGTTCCAGTAAAACCTACAAAACTTACATTGCCAAAAGAACCGCCAGTACCACTAAAAGACACAATGTCTGAACCAGAACTAACAAGTATATTTACTGCGCTGCTTTCAGCAAGACTAATACCGCCGCCAAAAGTACGGGTTCCAGCACCTCCAGAAGTTGCTTCAACTAAACGCCCTGTTCCAGAAACTGTTAGTCCAGTTGATGTATTAATGTTAAATACAGTACCGCTAGTCGCATTAACTACAATCTTGCCCGTACCAAAAGCTAAGGTGCGAGTGTTGCTGTTTGCCGATGAAAACAACCCCGTAGTCAGCGTAAAGTTATTAAGGTCAAGAGTGCCAGCAGTGAGTGTACAAGTGCGAGTAGCACCAGAAGTAAATGGGTCTTGAAGCTGGAAAGTACCGCCTACACCGTTGAAGGTGAATGGGTTATCAAACACAACAGCAGCCGTGGTTATGGTTTTTGTGCCTGATGTAGCGGCAAAGGTGTATGTTTGGGTTCCTGCCGTTCTTGTCATTCCTGACGTAGATGCTTTGAAATTGCCGTAAATGGTAAGCGCAGTGTTCGTTACGTTACCAGCAAATCCTGTCGGGTTTGTTCCATCTGTAAAATCTAAATCACGCACTGTTCCAGCGGTAACAACCATAGAGCCAGTACCGCTAGTAATCCTAAACGAAATACTGTTGGCCTCAGTGACCGCTGTTGGCGTAATTGTTCTTGCTGATGCGGTTGGGGTTGGGGTAGTAAGAATAATTAGGGGTGTACCCGTGACCGCCATTGTCGTAGCGCCAGTAAACACCGTACCCGTGCTGTTCAGTGTGATTGTGTTTGTGCCAAAAGCAAGCGTACCTGTAAAACCCGTACAGGTCAGGGTTTGAATTGTTGGGCTGATGTCAAGCGTGGCTGTGCCAGAGCCAGACGTAGCATCAAATACCGCCGCGTCTGTAGCCCCCGGTGCAGTTGTATTTGCAGTTCTTGGGGGGCCAAGAGTGGTAGACCAGTTATTTGAATCTGACCAATTTCCGCTACCCCCAGCAGTCCAATATTTGGTAGCCATGCTTACTCCTCAGCAGGCTCATCAACCACAGGCTCATCAACCGGCACATCAACTACAGGCAGCGGATTGTCGATGAAGTACCGCCAATTGTCGTAGCGGGTTTTCTTCATTGCCTCAATCTCAGCATCAGTCAAACCGTGGTCATCTGCCAGATGCAAGGCATCAGAAAACCCGTTGATAATGAAGTCAATTTTAATCATGACTACGCAATCTGTAGTAGCGCAGTACCCGCCGCATTAGTAGGCATAGTCAGGGTAAACGTACCTGCGGTGATGGTTTGTGCCCCAAACGTATGGACGCTTACTGCTTTGCCGCCTTGTGTGACGTTATAGATCAGCACGGAGTTGAAAGACGTACTCAGGGTAACTGTTGTGTAGACAAAGCTGGCTGTAGGGGTCGTAAATGCTGTGGTTCCTGTAGCCGCCGGGGCATTCCAACTGGTGATGGGGATTCCGCCGGGGGTATACCCGGTGCCGGATACCTCTCCCGTTGCGCTGTACGCTGTGGTGGTTGCATTGATTGTGGCTGAAGCCAGATACAAAGCGGCGTTAAACGTGTCGGCAGTGGTAGCTGCTCGAATGGGTGCAGTACCAAAGTTGTGGGTTCCAGTCAGCAACTGGGTCTTGAAAGAAGTGCACATTGCTTGAGTGTTTGCCACGGGGATTCCTTAAAAAGACGCTGCTATTGCTTCGCCTGTAACTGTGTATTTTTTCAGGGTTACATGCACCGAACGGTGGACAAGTTCCCCGTCCAGCCAGTACTCTACCCACGTTGTTAGCTCGTTGTCATTATCAACTTCGCCAGTACGATGTTCTAACAAGGAGGCATCCATGTCGCCTTTGGTAGTGGTAACAATCAATTTGAACTCCTGATAAGTGCAGTGGTTGATGTGTTAGCGGGCATAGTGATGAGGAACGTGGTGGTTGATCTTTTGTCAGAACCAAAATCCAAAACTGCAACAGACTTGTTGCCCTTGCTCACGTTGTAAATCAAAGCACACCGGGCGGTTATAGCCCCGGTCCAAGACACGTTGTTAAAGTTTACGTAGGCTATGTACCCCGAAGTACCTAGCACAGCCCCAGTTAGAGTAGCCCCGCCAGCGGTATAAGTGCCCGTGTTAGGCACTTCGTTAACCGAGCTGTACACCGTAGTGTCTTCGTTTAAATCCACGTTGGCTGTGTACAGGGCGATCTTGAGCGTGTCCGTCAAAAGATTATGCACCGCCTGATACAGCTCCGCTTTAAACGAAGTGGTTTGGGTTTGGACTATGCTCATGCAACTGCCGTCCTAACTTGACCATCACGGTACGCATCCATACGTTGCTTGCCGTCACCCAGATTCTTAAGAAGTGCAATCGACTGTACGTACATGTTCTGGTACAAGGTAACCAAATCTTGCTCGCCCTTCATGAAGCGGATAGCCTCAACCAGCGCACCGTTGAGCAGTGCGGAGTCAAAGTTGTCGCCCAGCCATGAAGTACCGGTGGTCACAATAGATTCTGGGTAGTAGTAATAGTGCAACTCCACCGCATACGCAGCATCAGGAGTTGGGCCCACGATGAACGATAGCTCCGTCACAGCCGAGGACTGAGGGCCAAAAATAGCGTAGTGCTTAGGCAAACCCGTGGAGGTTGGGTTGGGGTACGCTTCACGTATAAAGTTCACGTCCTTGTTCAACGGGTATGAGTAGTTGCCAGAAGCGTCAATGACCGCAAGGGAGTACGTTGACAAGAAGTCATCCGGGCAAGCTAAATACTTATTACTAGCTGTAAGGGTTCCAGTTACGTTTTTGCGCAGGTTGGCTAGTTGAACTGTGTTGTAGATACGCTGCTCAGCCTGCTCCGTGAACATGGCGAACTCTTCCGCCGTGAACGTGTTTTCACAGATGTCAGCGATGTTAGTACACAGCTCAGCGTAGTTCATGCCATTGGGCCCCGTGCCATCAAGCCTTTAGTAGCTGCGCCAGTACCACGGACTTTAATGCCAGACGTCTTGGTGGGCTTGTCAGGGCCATTGTTGTACATGCCCACGCTCATGCGCATGTCGCTGGTGCTGCTGAGCTCAGAAGGCTTCCCGGGGTTGCTGGAAATCTTCATGGCCTTACCGTCCATCGTGTGCGGTTGTGCATAGACGCTGGCGGGACCGACTTCTTTACCCATTTTCTTCATGCTGTAAGCCATATTAGCCTCGCTTTTGATTCATGGCTCGCGCCATGTTGCGACCAACGGCGCGCATAGCTTGGCCAGTGACGCCAGCGGTTTTCTTACCCCCGGCAGTTGAGCTAGCGGCGGGGCCGCTAGCAGGGAAAACTTTAGCGTCGGTTTTGCCTTTTTTAGCAATGCCGTCTGCGGATCGTGTGTATGCCATGATTAACTCCTATGAAACCGTTACGGTTACTGTACCAACACTTGTTGTACCTACCAAATAGTTTGGGGTAAGTACCGCATCAAAACTGGATGCGCCACCAATCGGGCTCCATCCCCACTGAAAATCTCGGGACCCCCCAGTAGGGAATCCTGCCACATTAACTCCAGCTTGCACATAGGTAGAGTCCCTGCGCGGCTCCCGCACTGCTTGTGGGTCATCCACAGGAAACATACCTAGTTGCAACTGCGGCTGGTCAGGGTCCCAGCACGCCGTACAGACCAAGATATTGTACGTCTTAGTCTTCTTAACTTCCTTGCGGAGCTGCTTGAGTTTGTACCGTTGTCCGCAGCGGTCGCACTCTGCAATGCTGTTTTTGCCGGACGCAAACCGGTTGCTCATTACGTCCCCCCGCCGATGAACATCTGACGCGGTACAAACCGGATGGCGGCTTTCTCGCGGTCTTCTCCAGCGGCTAGCTCAAAGGACTCGTCATACACCTGCTTGAGCATAGGAATTCGATCCGTAGCCTCGGGAAGCTTCAACCCAATGTGGTACGCCAAACCCGCAGTTGCGGCAGGTAGAAAGCGGAAGTTCATATCGGCGGTGTTTACCCCAGTGCCCGCATCATCAATGCGACGCAGCCGCCAGTATTTGAAGATGTAATACGGGCTGGCCAAAGTTCCTTGCTCAGGAACAGGCCACACGGTGATCCTAGGGTTATCCCTTAGGCGCTCAATCCAGACCTGAATAGGCCGGGCTTGCTGCAGTTTGTTGGGGATTGTGGCGTACGTAGACACGCTGATACGTGTGATAGTTAGGTCAGTTTGCGTAGATACGCTGCCTTGGCCAGTGCGAATCACATGCTCCAGCAGGTCAATAGTGTCTGCCGGTAAGTCGTAGGTGGCTTGCCCTTGGATGAGGTTAATGTACCCCTCATCAATCGTCCACATGTTGATGCCCTTGTTCTGCCACTCAATCGTCATGAGGTTGAACGACCGGCGTGCAGTACGCAGGTCATAGCCGGTACGCATCTCCCGGCCCGCCCGCTCAAACGCTTCTTCCGCAATCTCTGTGAAGTCAAGGTTGAAAGCTGTGGTGCCGGAGACTGCCATTATCTGAACCCTGCTGTTTTCTTTGCAATTGTTTTAGGCTGAGCAACAAATTGCTTACCTGCTGCTTTACCAGCCCGCTTGGCTTTTGTGGTAGCAGCATACTCAGACGAGCTTAGTGATTGTATAGCTTTCTCAGGCAAATACCGCTCTCCCGTCTTGGACGACGGCTTTCCCGATTTGGTACGCCATTTCTGGTCGCCCCAGTTTTTTAGGGACTGCTGCGGGGCTTTCACGTTAGTCCCTGTATCCGCCACCTGCGGCTTTATAGCGTTTAGCCATTACTTGCGCTTTTCTTGCGCTCCACTGCCCTGCGCCAGTGCCTTGCATAGCCGCAGCTTTAACGCTGTTAAAAATACGTTTGCGTAGCTCAGGCTTGGTGTAATTGCCCGCTTCATTTACCTTAGACTTTATTTTACCACCCTCGGCGTACTGCGTAAAGTCCGTGTCATCGCGGCGAGCTTTCTTGGCCCCTTTGGGCATTTTAGAGGGGGAAATGGCCCCCATACCGCGACTAGCTCTCATTTAGCACCGCCTTTAGTTTTTTTAGCTAGAAACATCTTATCAACCATTTCTATCCGCTGCGGTTTGGTTGTAACTTTATTGATAATGCCTAACCGTTTGGGTTTACTCGCGGCATAAAACCCAGCCTTTTTTAAAGACTGAACTACTTGCTTTGGCCCGGTTGCCATATCAGCACATCTTTCCACGGGTCTTACCCCTTTGGGCTATACCGTTAGCTGAAGAACGGAACGAACCAGTTGAGCCCCCAGAAGCCATTTTCTTGACCGCACCGCCGCGCTTCAAATTATTACCCGCTTCGTCTGTCAGGTACGGCCTTGTGCGTTTTGACATGCGGTCAATAATTTCTTGAGATTTTGCCGTGTTTAATGTTGCTTGAGACACTGATGGCTTGCGCCCGGAACTAAAAGGTGCAGCAGCGGCAGCAGTAGCAGGCCTTTTAACCATGCCACTAGTTTTTTGACTGGGGCGTGTAGGCATACGCATGCCTTTAAAATCATCCGCATCGCTGCGTTTATCGCCTTGTGTTGGGGATTTGCCGTATTCGTTTTGTATGTCCGCAAGCCTATCCGCCGTGCGTCCTTGGTACGCAGGCATTTGATCTTCCGGTTCAACCGCGTCAAAATCCCGCGACTTTGGGCTTGCAGCAGGAGCCTCATCATCAGACTTTTTGTTGCGGTTGTACAAGTAAGCACCGCCCATGCCCAAGGCCGCTAGCGCGGCTAGATCTTTTGCGTTCATGGTAATTCCTTAGCAGGGCATGCCGCCCTTGTTCATTTTAATTTGCTTAGCTTTGGTCTTGCCTTTAGAAGCAATGCCATCAGCAGCGCGGACATAACCGCCAGTAGCCATCTTCTTCATCGGCATTGCTGGTTTTTTACCTGCTGCCATTGCTTTTTTCTTAGCAATCATTTCCATGAAAGGGTTTGCTTTAGCCATATCACCACCTCGTTTAAAAGTTTTGCCTTTATCGGCGTTGCTGAAATCTTTTCCCACGGACTGTGGGACTCCTACCTTCTTGGCAAACGATGGGTTGTGGGCCACCGCAGCCATGAAATTTCTTTGCCTTTTACTCGTGCTTGGCATCTTTTTTTACCAGCCTCTGTACGGTTTCAGTTTCCCAGATACGAATGCTCAACCAAACAATAGTCAAGACACCGCCAATAAGCGTTACCATAGGAGTCATCCACCCTAAAAAACCACCAAGGCCCATTACTACGGCAGCGCCGTCAGTCA